GGTGATTCAAAAAAACCCCACTCAACAGTCGGAGTCCTTGTGGTCATAGAGTGTCTAAGGAAATCGTTAACATAACTAGTATCGATTTATTCTGATAATTGGTTCTTTTGAATCACCTGGCGCTCCTGATATGGCTACTACCGCTACCTTGATTCCATCTAACCCTTACGAGGGACTTGACGGAGATGTAGATTGCACGAGCTTCAGCGATCTCGCGGCCGAAAACGGGCAACCGTCGACATGGGAGGTAGTGGAATCCACTCACATGGGTGGGACCGAGATTCAATATACCTCAGCTGTTTTGAAGGGCAAAGAAGCGGATAAGCCGAAGCTCAACCACTGTGCCATAACCGGGGACCTGAATAAGATATCCCACCTAGTATGGGAGAGAATTAAAGCTCGGACCCTGACTTCTGCTGAGGCAGTCGCTTTCCTCTGGGCGTCCGGAAAGGAATTTTCGGGTCTCATCGACAAGCCCTGGAAATCATACGACGTAACCATTCTTGGTGCCAAGGAGGGAGGGTTGGTCAACGTCCAATCTCTTTTGAAGAGTGTTCCATCCACCAACAAAGTTCTGGAGGTAGCGGCGACGGAGCAAGAACTCAAGAAGTCGATCCCCTTCCTGGTTGGAATCTGTCTCGCCCCTTACCGCATTATCCAGGGGATGAAAGTGGAGTATATGGACTCTCTCAAACAGAGGATGTGGGCTCAGATCAAAGGTCTCCTGGACCCCGAAATCAAGAAGGAGGAGGCCGCCAACTTCGATTTCTCTGGATGGCTGGACGATAGATCCGACTGGTCCCAAGAGAAGGACTACGGGGTAGTTGTAGCTGCGTACGACATGTTCTGGTGCAAATGCAAGGGAGAAAAGTCCGCTTCCCTTAGGGTTTGTACCATTCGAGCTAGGTACCTGGATTGTACCGCCTTCATGGGTTGGCAGTACCTGCGGAATATCACTAAGCTGCCTTTCCTTGAGTTGGCCACCTGGATCTGGGACGATTCCATGGCATCCGAGTTCCGTCAAATCTTCAAGAAGGGAGAGGAACTGGACAAGGAGGACTCTTACCTTCCGTACCTCTCCAGCATGAAGATCTCCCGGAAGAGTCCCTACTCTGCCAGTGTGAATCCCTATCTGCATATGTGGATCCATTCGTACGGATGTCTCAAGAGCACGACCCGGTCCTACAATGCTAGAATGGTGGGAGAGATCAACACGGACATTCCTTTGAGGAATGCGGTCTTCATGTTTGTTGCAAAGGGTCAGGGAGGAGACTGGAAAAGGCAAATTGTCTACAAAGGGGACATAGGACACAAGCAAACGTTCGTCGTCCCGGACGGCGAGTTGGACACAAAGAAGGGGAAGAAACGGGACAAAATCCCTCTCCCGCCTAAACCCGAGGCCCGCTATTGGCACAGATACATTATGGCTCACGGGGGAGATCTGCCTCCTCACATGTGGGAATCGGTAGTAAAGGCTCTGTCTAGCATTCCGAACCCGCGTAGCCAGTCGATCGGAGAATACTTGCGCCGCTGGGGGCTAAACCAGCAACTGATCCGAACGGGTTGAACCTAACCTCCCCAAGTAGCTCTGATACTTGAAAAGGTGACATGAAAAAAAACTTTAACATAACTAAGTCGACTTCTGAATCTCATCGCTCATAATGTCCGAACCTGGGGGAGAATCTGTTCAGACCACAAAATCTGAGGAGGAGATTCGAGCTGAGAGCTTTTACTCCGTGGGAAGCGACCTCCCTCAAGAGAGTGTCTCATGTCTAAGTGCACTCTTGGAATATGATCAAGAGGGTCTCGAAAAGACCTTTTCACAGATAGACCTGGAAGATCCCCTGACCGGAGAGGGAGGAGGAGGATCTGTTCAAGTAGCCGTCCCCTGGGGGAAAATCCCAGAGGAAAAGCAGGCCGAGTACCTCAAGCTTCTAAGTTCGTACAACATCCCGCCCGCAGAGACCTCGGATGAAGAATCAGGGGTGGATGACGACAAACAGTCGAGTGGGACCCCGTCTCTGCCTCCTACTTCTCCGTCCTTACCTTCCGAAAGAGGTAATCGACCACTATCTCCTTTTCTGTTCTCAGACGAAGAATATTCCGAGTATGTTGACATTTTTGTTCCCGAAGTGTTACAAGATGTTTCACTCCGAACTCCCCTCATGTCTCTCTTGAGAGACGTAGTTAGAGTAATGGTTAACTCGAAAAACGAGCCTCTCTACTCTCTGCAGAAGTATGATCTGAGAGAGGGGACAGTCAGACTCGCTAGAGTTGGTCATCTCTTCACGTACTGTCCTGAAGGTACACCTATCCCCGTGTTGGAGCAAAGAGGGTCTCCTAAACCTCAGAAGAAGGGGATCTTTGCAACCACTCAGAAGGATCTAACGGCCCCTTCCGTTCGAGAAACCACATCTCGCGGCGTGACGGCCGACCCTATCCCATCAGGATCAAAGACCCTGGCCGATTCAGCATCGGGCCAGATAAATCAAGTGTCCCAAACTTTTGAGGAGACATGGCCCTCCCTGGAGCATTCAGGTTCTCCATTAAACTTAGAAAGGGGTGTCAACGTGCAGAGAGCAGTGAGCCCATCATCTTCCAGCCATTACTCTCAGACTTCCTCTGTAGAGTCCAACTCGGATAACGAGGAGGAAATAGAGGTGATGCAAGAAACTTACTCCTTTATGTGTCCGATTTACGGATCCTCTGAAATGAGCGTTAAGGTCTTCCCTGGGTATGAAGTAGAGCCTCTGTTGAAGTTAGGCCTGTGCCCGCCAGAAATCTTCAGGTCAATTCTCCGTGATCGCGGGCTTCTGAGAGCCTTGGAAGCAGTTCTAGATATAGGTCAGACGCACATGACATGAAAAAAACTCTAACATCACTCACCTGAGACTCATTGCCAGGTTATTCTTGCCAACATGAGTTTCGTGTCGATGCTTAAAGGTAAATCGAGTCCCTCTAAGAGGTCCCCCTCAACCGGACACGTGCCGTTTCAGGGCAGGCTCGACATGTCGCTGACTATATTTACTGATACACCATACTCGTCAATGGAAGAGGCTTTCTTACATTTGATAGAAATCCAAGACTATATATCCGAGACACGGGACTTGAAAGGTCTGTACCTCGGACTAATCGCTGTCTCCATACTATTTTCGAAATGCGACGCTAGAGGAAGTGGAGTGATGTACACCATGGATCTTAAAGATTTAGTGTCTCTGATATCCACGGATTCGGCTCTAGCTAGCGGTCCTCTTAGAACATTCTCGTATGAGAGAACCCATGATCTAAGGGGTAAAACTGCCCTAGTTAGATTCCGCCTAGATTTCGAGCAATCAGGATTGGATTGCGAATCATTGCTATCTGTCTTGATGAAGAGGAATAAAAACAAGGAGGTAATGTCCAGCTCGACCAGTTATCTCAAGTTGTGGAGACTCAAGATGATCGACTATAAACGAGGGACCTTGTTCTCTCTATCTTAGATCTCTTTGTAGATTTGGACCTTGTTATTCCACATAAAAGACATAACATAACTAGAAACTTGAAAAAAAGTCTTTCTACCTGATTTCAAGTACAAGACTCAAAAGATGTTGAGGATAATGCTCACTATAGTTGGGATCTGCTCATCAGTGGGGGGACTACCGTTGACCCATCATGGTCGACTATATATCGGACCGACCGGAGTTGTTACTCCCTGGAAAAGTATCTCGCCAGAGTCGGTGGATTGCAAGGCATCTGTCCCCCGTTTAGGACTGGAACTAACTCCGGAGCACAAGTTTGTGGAGACTAAAAGATGGTCTCCCCATGTGACGGCTCCCACTTCCGGATACACATGTTCCCTCATACAAAAGCGGACAACTTGCTCCCGAAGTTTCTTCGGGTATGACGGGATCAAGAAGGAAACAAAAATTAGCCTCCCGTCTGCCCAAGCTTGCAGAGAGGCTTTCCAGAAGTTCAGAGAGAACCACCTAGAGGAGATCGAACATCCGTATCCCACCTGCCATTGGCTAGGTGACGACACTGCTGAGGCGAAAGGACTCAAGATCTCTCTCGTACCTGTGGAATACAACCCCTTCTCTGGCAAATATACAGATCATATCCTGGCAGGAGGTGTCTGCGACTCGGTCCCGTGTCTGGTCGCTGACCGATCCGGTTACTGGTTCAACTCGTCAGCGCCGATCGGAGAGTGCTTCCCTGATCCGTCTATTAAGATATTTTTTGTAGACAGAAACGACACTCTCACTACAAAGACAGAGTTCGTTTCTCTGAGTCTGCAGGCTAGGAGTTTTAAAGGGGCGTGCAAGGCCAAGTATTGCGGGTTGGACGGGTTCCTCCTGAATACTAATGAGTGGATAGAGAACAGTAGATCCTTCTCGAATAGATTCTCTTCCGCTAGTGCCATCCGAGACTGTTACAACATGTCAAAATCCTACGCTTATCTAACGACCCAAGCCATTATAGGCCAGGTCCTAGGGTCGTCTCAATCTGACGCTCTGCTGGCAGAGTGCAGGAAAGTGAAGGACAAATTGATGCTGGGGGAGCCTATATCACGGACAGATCTCCAGCTATTCTCCCCGGAGTCAGAAGGGAGAGGTCCAGTGTATAGATTTTTCAATGGGTCTCTCCAAGTTGCCACCGCGAAGTACGAGTCCTTAGTTTTCCCCGATGACACGGCGGCGTCTCTTCATGGGTATTCCTTGGGAGCAACTGTCAACACGAGTACTCCTGTCCTTTGGCCTCATGCTATTCGAATCAATCGGGACATTGTAGATGGACCAAATGGAATGTTCTGGTTCCGAGGGCGATTGATTCATCCACGCACTTGGGAAGGACGGATCCAAGAAGTTTCTCAACACCTGGTTCAACTATACTCCCTCAAGTTCAGAACCCCGGGAGTCCCTGACATAGATCAAGGAAACATTGTGGAGCCTCTCAGCCACTGGGAGTGGACAAGTCCTGCTGTGATTCGACCTGTAGCTCACTTAACTCTGCTGGAATCTCTGGCCCTGTTGGCGGGGGGAGTGGTGATCTTGATTTTGTGTGTTAAGATCACCGCCTGGAGGCGGGCCAAGCAGCCGAACCGGTTTTCAGGAGTGCAACCCTCGTGGAGATGAAGACTATTAGGTCCCCTCCGTCTCTCTGCATGTCCCGGACCCGAGTTCAATCTGGCCGTACTCTCATATAATATTATCCCCTTCGGATTACATGTCTATTAACCTTACGCATGAAAAAAACCAACAAAACTCAACCGGTATTCTTTTAGAAAAGGATGGAGGATTTTGATTTCTGTGATCTGCTGGACTGCCAAGACGAGGCGGCTTATGCAGACGGAACGGATGGATTGGAAGGAGAGTTCGACGAGGATGGAGACAAGATGTACTCAGACCCAGGATCGGTGCCGGGACATCTCGTAGACCACGATTACACCCTGGACCGTCCACTCATTGGAGAGGAGCTGGACGCATTCGTCTCCCATATGAAAGGGCAGCTGTACAACAGACACTTTTCTAACGGATCATGGAAGTTCCGAGAATCATGGCTACGGGATCAAGGGGCCAAGATCGAGGACTTGACGGGGTCGTCGACCTTTCACCGGTGGCTAGTTCGGCTATTAAGAGACCCCCGCCCTACCACCGCTATAGACAAGATTCTGTCCGAAGTGGATGAAGGAGCTAAAGAGTCATTTCCTATCATCTCGGGGTTTCTCAAAAGATGGTGTGATGTCAAGACTTCGTTCAAGAAGAGGTCGGACATGAAGGCGTCGACGAAGCAGATGGGCTCAATTTATCTGACCTTCCACCAGATCGTGCTGATGATGAACAGCTCGACAAAATTGGAGGGAGAAGGGCTAGGTAAGACGTTCGGGATGGCGTACGATTGGAGAGACGGGAACCCCGCATTTGTGGGAGATCTCTCGGATTTAGGTAAGGTGTTCATCTGCAATGGGATCCTGATCTTTGACCGGTCTGGTCAGTCTCTGGATCGAGACATGACTTTGATGGTCAAAGATTTGGCAGGAGGCCGCTTCCAAACTCTGATTCATTCAGAGTTCAAGGAAGCCCCGGCATATCCCACATCTCATTACAAGAACATTTTATCTTTGTTCGAGGCCGGGGACGAACTGTTGAAGGACCTGGGGAGCTCCGCCTACTCAATCATCAAGCTTCTAGAGCCGGTTGCTTTGGAGAAGATGCATGTCTTGGCCAGTGCTGCTAGACCCCTTATACCAGACTTTACTCAATTCGGGGACCATTTGAAGAAGGAGAAGCTGTCTGCGATACAGAAGAGCCCGAAGGCCTTGAACTTCTTTCGCTTGATAGAACAGAGCGTCGACATAAACTTTTTACTGACTGCATTCGGCAGCTTCCGATTGTGGGGACACCCGTTCATAGATTACTTGGAGGGCCTGAAGAAGCTTCACGAAAACACGACGATGCCGAAGCAAATAGACAAAGATTATGCTGAGGCTCTCGCGTCGGACCTTGCGTACAAGGTTCTTCATGACGAGTTCTTGAAGAGCAGGAGGTGGCATGTTGATGGGCGTCTGTTGTCGAAAGATCACCCCCTCAAGGCTTATGTGGACAAGAACCAGTGGCCCTCCTCCGGGTTGATTCAATCTTTGGGAGACATTTGGCACCTGCTGCCATTGACCCCTTGCTTCACGGTACCCGATATGTTCGACCCGTCAATCATTTACGCGGACAAGTTCCATTCCCCTACACGGTCCGAAATCATCCGCCACTTGACTAAAGGCTTTGGCAATATAAAATCCAAGTCGGTCCTTGAAAGCTTCATCCAGAAACCGGCAACAAACTGGAAGGAATTCCTTGAGCGAATCAATAGAGAGGGGCTCGACGTAGAGCACTTGGCGATTGCCCTCAGTGCGAAAGAAAGAGAAATTAAGGATATAGGCCGATTCTTTGCTCTCATGACCTGGGAGTTGCGAGAGTACTTCGTCGTCACCGAATATCTGATCAAGCTGTTCTATGTTCCTCTGTTCAGAGGGCTAACCATGGCAGACGATTTGAACACAGTGACTATGAAAATGCTGAAAGCATCCGACGGGCAGAGTGCCCGGGACTACAAGACAATCACTATCGCCAATCACATTGACTACTCAAAGTGGAACAATCATCAGAGACCTGAGGCGAACAATCCTGTGTTCAAGGTCATGGGGCAATTCCTGGGGCTTCCGAACCTATTCACAAGAACCCACGAGTTCTTCTCGAAGGCATTTATATACTACAAAAATCGAAGTGATCTTATCGGAACAGACGGGACCAAACTGTTCAACAAACCAGGACCCGTGGTGTGTTGGGAAGGTCAACCGGGAGGGTTGGAAGGCCTGAGACAAAAAGGCTGGAGCATCACCAACTACCTCTGTATAGAGAGGCAAGCCAAGATCAGGTCTACTAGCCTACGGGCTCTCGCTCAAGGGGACAATCAGGTCTTAGCTACAAGGTACACGATTCGACCTCATCGGTCAGAACAAGAACTCGTCGAGCATATTCAAAGTGCAGTGTACAATAACAAGGCTATCTTGGATTCCGTCAGAGCAGGGACTGCCAAACTCGGCCTGATCATTAACGAGAATGAAACACTTCAGTCTGCGTCCCTAATGGTCTACGGAAAGGTGATTATGTACAGGGGCCTGTTCACTTGCTTATCGGAGAAGAGGTACTCCCGCGTCCTTTGCACAACCAACGACCAGCTTCCTAACCTCTCATCGGTCATTGGGACGATCGGGACAAACTGTCTTACCGTTTGTCACTACTCTGACACTCCATTTGATGCGATCCTCCAATACAACTGGCTCGGAAATTTCGGGAGAGTTATGATTGAAATGCACAACCCTGCCATTAAGAAGCCGATGGGTGATATCATCAAAACCTGGACTGACCAAGAGAGGCGGTCCTACCGATTGTACTTCCTCCTTCTAGATCCAGCTCTGGGGGGCGTAGGGGGAATGTCCCTTACCCGCTTCTTGATCCGACAATTTCCGGATCCTATTACCGAGAGCCTCTCGTTCTGGAGCCTGGTTAGAGAGCTAGAGATTTCAGGAGAAATATCGACCCTGGCGATCAAGGCCGGAAATCCCCGTATGGGGAAATACCGATCCTCTCACTTCAAGAAGCTGATAGAAAACCCGACCGGCTTAAACCTCCCGAGAGGGATATCGTCTCTCACAGTTCTGAGGACAAAAATCAGGCACGGACTGCTAGCCAATGTCGAAAAGATAGGTAACGAGGTCGTCAAGAACTCCCTTAGGCGAGTTAAAGCGGACAACGGGAGATTCTTATCTTTTCTCGAGTCTATCAAGCCTTGTTTCCCTCGGTTCGTTAGTGAGTTTTACTCCTCTACATTCATGGGAATTGTTGAAGGAACAATCAGCCTATTTGAAAACTCGAAATCGATTCGGAAGAATTTAAAATCCAAGTTGGGGTCTGAGTTCGACGAAATTGTGGTCAGATCGGAGTTTTCCAGTATATCTGGACTCAGACAAGGTGGAAATGATCGCCGGCAGAGATTGGAGTGGAAGTGTTCCTCAACGAAAGCAGACGATCTCAGACGAATGTCGTGGGGGGGAAGAGTGATAGGAGCAACGGTGCCTCATCCGCTAGAGCTTCTGTCTTGTGGTAAGTTACAGAACCTGAATTGTGCCGAGTGTTCTGCTCCGGGGTACCAGGCTGACTATGTAGCTGCAGTCTGCCCGCAGGAGCCGTTCTGGAGAGGACCCGAAAGGGGTCCCTACGATCCTTATTTGGGGTCCAAGACCGCTGAGACCACTAGTCTGATTCAGCCATGGGAGAAAGAGACCAACGTTCCTTTGATTCGGCGGGCTGTGGCCCTCCGGAAAGTCATCTCGTGGTTTGTAGAGAGAGACTCCAACCTCGCTCGGATCTTATGTGAAAATGTAAAGGCATTAACCGGGGAGGACTTAGGAGGGCTCGCCAGGGGGTATAAACGCACAGGGTCCTATAACCACAGGTTTTATTGCGCGCGTCAATCCAACGGAGGTTTTAGCGGTATTTCTCCAAACTGGGCCGGGTGGTTCATCATCACGACCAACACTCTATCTCATATCGGACGAGACAACTTCGATTTCATGTTTCAGTCCCTGATTATCTTCTCTCAGGTAACGGCTGTTGCTAGACAGAGCCAAATCAAGTCTGGAGGAACGCATCACTTTCACATCAAGTGCCTGGACTGCTTACGCCCGGTCGAGGAACCGACTCTTGATACAATAGTAGAATACACATTTCCGGACATGAGTATAGAGCTTGCCAAGTGGAAGCCAGCCGAAATACCCTGGTTTACGGTCAAGCCTGTCATCGAATTGCAGGAAGGAGATTGGTCTGCTCTAGACTTTCGGGTCCAGTCATTCCATCTGGGGAGAATATTAGGGTTTTACTATACGGACACTAGAGGACAGAGAGGGAGGGAGGTTGATGATCTGTTCCCTATCGTCCTGGGGAAATATGTTGACCCAGATGGGTTTATTGACGGGATAGTAGACGGAATTTTCCGAGCTAGTAGTCTGTCTCTCTCTCATAGAAAGACAGCGACCATGGGACAAAATCACGCCGAGGCTCTCACGAGTAACTTCTTCTCTAATGCATCTTCGTTGTCGAGGGACGGAGGGTTCATTACTCTCATGACAGAACCGGACATGTACCAGCCTATTCGGAGGGCACCTCAAAGAATATCACCTGCTTACCCGAGCTCTAGAATGGATCTCTCCGAGTCAATCTCGGCTATCTTGTTCCAGAGGTACCGGTCTAACATTCAGTCCAGCCGGAAATATTGCCCCATGTCTGCAGATCTCTGGGTCTTCGCCGACTTCATCTCCGTATCTGTTGCAGGAACATTTATATTGGCAGACCGAGCCTGTAAAGTGTTTTTCAAGAATAAACTAGTGAAGGCAGACAAAGATCAACTGGCGGCTATATCTGGTATAGACAGCATTGTTAGGTCAGCAGATACCAGCCAAGAGTATTTGGACATCCTGATGTTGTCCGTCAAAGTTTACTGTACTCCGAGCGAAGGGAGAGAGGCTGCCAGACAGATCAAGCGAATAAAGGCAGTTTCCGAGATGGACGTTGACGAGGAGCCGGGAGAGTTCAATCTCCGGATCCCCATGTGGACGAGATCCACCCCAGTGGCATATAGCGTCACCCCGACCGTTTTTTCAAATGTAGGTGTACCGGACATACGGAGTCCGGTAATATCTGGTTTGCGACTGGCCCAACTAGCTACGGGTTCGTTCTACAAAATTGAGGCGATCTTGGAGAATGCTGGATTGGTTTACCAAGACTTTATCAGTGGCGGAGACGGGTCGGGGGGATGCACAGCGACCTTGCTCCGGAAGAGTATTTCCAGTCGGGCGATCTTCAATAGCCTAATGGCGGGGGAGAATCTATCCTTCCGAGGGTCGTCCCCGGCTCCTCCGTCCGCTTTGGTCCAAATGCCTACATGGATCAAGTCGAGATGTGTCAATCTAGAAAACTGTTGGCAGAAAGCTTCGGATTTGAGGAGGCCAGAGACATGGAGACAATTTCAACGGACTGTGTCAGAACATATGATGAAAGTGGGGCTCATCTTTCTAGATATGGAATTGATAGGCCAGGTCGATGAAGACGAAATATTGGACTGTCTGCTTAAATACGGTCTCTCAATCTTACGACCCCACGGGAAAATCCTGTATAAGACGTATGCAGGTCAGTTGTTAGGAGCCGTGAACAATGTCCTGACCAAGATCGGCCCGTGCTTCCACCGCGTTTCCCTGTACCAGACCTCGATGACAGGATCCCACTCTTCAGAGGTTTATGTCCTCATGGAGAGCCAAGTTGTTAACCGTTCTTCCACTCAGTATCCAGACCTGTCTTCTTGTAAAGATTGGTTACTAGACAGTTTTTGTTTCCGGACTGTAGATGAGGAGAGGACAAGGGCCTTAAGGCTCTTTAATTGGGAGTCTGTGGAAGGAATCCCAAAACGGTTCTTCCCCGATCTGGAGTTAGAGTTTCATAACTTGCTCCGAACATCAGGTATAGATCCGGCAACCGTCCCTATCATTGCCCAGAATATTTATTACTCTTCCCCTCACCAACTCCCGTCGATTTTGATCGGAGCAATTTTAGGAGGAACCGAGAGCATATTTCCTACCGCTCGATTTAGGAGAGTATCTGGGCTGATTCCCTCAGATCAGAAAATACTGAAGTGGTCCGCTATGGTGTTTGGAGTAGCATATTGGCTATCTCTCTCCATGAATGAGCCCGGCCTTTACAGAAAGACACATATTGTTAACCAGCAGGGAATATCCTTTTCTTATTTAGTAGAATACCGCGATGACCAACGCACTCATGGGGCGTTGAAGTGGTCATTATCCCACAATCTGGGGCGCACAAAGACAGTCCGGCTGGACAGTCAACAGGCTCAGCAGTCGAGATGGATAAGAGCTCTTACCCGGCTATGTGTCACTAGAAATTTGGATTCGGATATCGACCTCATCAAGTCTGTCGCCCGATCCATTGCCCCGAACGTGAAGATCTCCACAATCCTAGCCAGGTCCGGAACACTGGACGTGTTCACGGACGAAATTCTACTTCCACCCGGTAAATGGGGAACCGGGTATGAAGACGAGGTAGATATGATGGGAGAGCCAGGCGAGGATTCTATCTAGGATCGGATTATAGAAGGAACCTGATAGATGAGAAGACATGAAAAAAACATGATCACGATTCATACAGTCTGTCGAGGACTAATGGGAGTATGCGTGTTGTGTGGGGCTTTTTTGTTGTCTT